AATTTATATCATACACAATCCATGGATGTCTATTTGTTTTATTACACACTACGTCTGCAAAAATTTTCATATTTACTACCGGTATATCACTTTCAAATACAAGAAGATTTACATGATGCCAATAACAATATATGTCAGTTTCTAAGAGTTTTACAATGCTGCCTGTAACTTTCAAATTATATTGACTTAATAGTGAAAGATTTACTTTAGATATGTCATCGCTATTAATTCGTATGTCTATATCGTCATCGTGATATATTAGTCTTCCTCGCTCATATTCAATTAAATTACCATGCGAAATAACGTGCTTAATATTTAATTCACGCAGAAATTTCTCTAAATTACGTATTAACTGTCTTTTGTACTCATACACATAATCATAAGTGTCTTTTGTAACTTGAACGTGTCCATTATGAAAATAAACCTTCATATTAATTATAATACAATGTTATCTCCAATTCTTGTTGAATTCTTGGGAACTGCGCTGCTTGTAGGAACAGTTTCATTTACAGGTGTTCCTGTTCTAATTGTTGCGGCACTTGCTGTAGCAATCGGACTTGGTGGTAAGATTTCTGGAGGACATTTTAATCCCGCAGTAACTGCATGGGCTCTACTTTCTGGTAAAGTAAGTCAATCAAAAGCAGTAGGATATACTCTAGCACAACTTGCCGGAGCAGCACTAGTCTGGAGTATAGGCTCACTTGTAAAGGTATAAAACGGATTTTAAAACCTGTTCTACAGTAACAGAACATGGAAAATATTCAATCATTCGCATCTACAAATCAAATGGATGACTCTCAGGACGAAACAATGGACTCCTACAGTGGGTATTCTGATACCGAGAAGTATCAAAACTATATCGAAATTATAAATACTATAAAGTTCTTTGAAAATAATGGACACATTACAGAAGATTGGATGGAGCATCATAGATGGGTAATCGAGCGGTGGCGTGATTGGATTAGTGATTACTCGGAAATCAATACAGATGTTACAGATAAGTCTTTTCGAAAGGCATGTTGTGAAATAGAGACGCTTATCTCATACCTAATTAAGTCAATTCGCATAACAAAGACATTTGACTCGAAAGTGTATTATATTCTTCTCAACAAGATGAAGTACATCTGTGATAGTTTGTTTAACGGAGAAGAGCTGGAGATGATGATGAACAAGATGAATGTGAACTGATTGGTGGAAAAGATATGTAGAAATAAACGGTTCAAGAAGTAAAGATGAATCGTAGTTTTGACTATAATGGAACTATTGTTGGAGCTTCTAATCCTATTAAAAAACTCAAGGTAGTAAAAAAGTTTTTAGTTATTGATTCTGGAGACCGCGACCTAATAAAGTTTCCTCGTAATGGAGACTTTGTTGTCTATCTTCCTCGTGTATATGAAAATGTAGTTTCATTACGTCTCGTGGGCGCAGAGTTCCAAGATAGTACTCCCAAAGCAAACATTAGTGGGACAACTATTGCAGCAACAAATCTATATTTTTTACTTGACATAGAAGGTCTGAATAAAACAGATGAATGCTCTGTTGGAGCTGACCGCTCAGGTTACCCCGATAGTACATTTGCAAAGATTCCATTCGGACAACAAGTCACAGACCATATTTTCTATAACGATAATTCTGCTCAAGAAAATGTTGCATACTATCGTCCTGCAATTGGAAAGCTAGATAGAATGCATATTCGTACAAGATTACACAGTCAGAAGTCTGATGGCAACGATTACGTATATTGGATTACCGGTGAATATTCTTTAACATTTGAAATTCATTATTTGGATAACGTGTTTGATGATTTTTCTCAATTTGAGACTCGTATTTCTGACCGAGAGTAAGTTAAAAATTGCCTTTCGGCGTTTTTTTGTTTTTTTAGAGTAGACTGTTCACTAGACAGAACTCATCCTCAATAGTTTTAAAGTAAATCTCTGTTCCAGTAGGAACATCCGACAAGCGAGCATAATCTCTAGATGTTCCATTGTTCATAGGAACACTTACAACAATGTTAGGCTCACTGTCATCCAAATCAAGTGCATCAAACCGCTTATCCATTACTCGGGCAATCACAATAGTACCATCTGGACGCTTAACCAAACAGAGTTGACCCTTTGCAGAAACTGCCTTTGTTGCGCCAAGAGAGTTAATAATATGAGTGAACGTGTCATTCGTAATAGAATTCTCCACATGGCCAAGCGCCTGTAGAAGTTGTCCTAGGCATATAAACTTAGGCTGCTGAGGCTGCTGGGTATTATAATTCGTATGATGAACACGATTCACACCATACAGAATGTTCTTAAGAGAATCACCACAATCTGCAACCCACTCCGCAAGAGTATTAAACTCCTTGTGAACAACGTAATCCAACCACTTACCATTGTACGGCTTTACGTGACGAATCAGTCCATGATTCTTTGCGGTTTGCCACTGAGTCTTGTTCTTGTAAGCTAGCTCTCGCTCTAGAAAGAAGTATGGGTCATTAGTATACCAGCCATCACGCCCATTGTAGTTTGCAATGTCGTTTAGCGACCTGCCAAAGTTGTAACCATTCCAATTGTTTTGAAGAAAATTGTCCATTGTTGCTGCTGTTAATTGCCATCAATAATGGACATGTTGAATCCGTTTTTCATATCTATTTCATTCTTTTTCCAAGACTGACAAATGTATCAAGTGTGAACAGAAAGAATACACCTGTAAAAATGTATAACATCATATCTTGTGATGACGGTGTTTCATACCCTACTTTATTTTGTTCAATCATTCTCATAATTTGATTTAATTTGATGTCATGTGCTGCATCCTGAAAAGATGTTGGAGCATACGCAAAATCGGTTCCCCCATCTGAAGGGTAAAATGGTTTTGTATATCCTGCCTTTGTAGAAGAGTAATTAGTCATATGCTCAGTATGACCAACCTTTGCTGGACCATAATTTGACTCTCCCTCTTCGTCATTTCCTACAATCGGAAGTGACTTTGAAAGGTCATCGATTGTCTTTCTATGTTTACTTAGAGCAGCCTGAGTTCGATGTATTGGCGTAGGATGCACACGGCCTTCTCTTTCAGCGTCTCGTGGTTCCTCTTTCTGATGGTACTTAGAGGACATATTATGGTGTTTTTTAGGGAATGATGTTCCCCATACTTCTTCCAGACTTGCCATATTCCACTTGTTGGAAGACACATAGAAAAATATTAACATTCCGTTCAAACAAATGAGAGTATCATCTGTGGAGCTCGCAATAGTTGCATTAACAATTGGGTATGTTGCATTTTTTACTCATCCTGTACCCGCTTTTGTACAGAGCTTTTTAGCATCTCCAGTTGGAGTGATTATTGTACTTGTTGGAATCTTTGCTGTTGCGGCTTACAAAAGTCTTATCATTGCAGTATTTCTCGCAATTGCATTCATAATGTCAGTGAATGGAGTTACAGAATATATGCACAACAAGACTGATGAAAAGAAAGAAGAAATCCCTCAACCTAAAAGCACCGGAGTTCCTTCCCCCGCGATGACTGGAGTTCTCAAAGCAATGCAGAAAGGTCCTGCATTTAAAGGAGATACAAAGCTACCTCAGATGGGTCAAAAGAAAGGAACGAGTGCTCTTGATTCAACACCCCCTACCGCAAAGGTAACTGCTAGTGCTCCTAAAACGATTGAAAAGTTTGCTAGCTTTTATTAAGGATGATAGACTACATTAATTATATCGCATCATCGCCATTTTTTATTGGAATGATGATGCTATTGTTAAATGTTGGAAGTCGATACATAACTCACGAGTTTAGTCATGATGATAAGGAGTATAGTAGTAATTTACTTCTTCGTCGCATTACAATTTTTGCTGTATGTTTTGTAGGGACTCGTGATGTTGTAACATCAATTCTTCTAACAGCAGCTTTTGTCATTATAGCAGGTGGGTTGTTTAGAGGAAAGGGACCCTTTGCTCGTGAGGGAATGGATAATCCGGATTTAGCAATGCGTGCTGCTGCTGGATTGGCGGGTAATATGGACCAACCTGCATATAGTAGAGCGGAGAAACCCATGTTTCCCTAGCTGTCATTATGGCGTTTTTAAATTTAGTTGGAATTAAAGCAAGTAATATAAATAATGGGTACTTGGTTTTCCAGACATGATATGGCCGTCTGCTTTGTTGTATTTAATCCAATGCAGACAAAGCGAATAATTATGAACTACCTATACGTAATAAATCGTTTGAGATGTGAAGGATTTCCGGTATATACAATAGAGCTAGTATTTGATGGCAGACAACCCGAAATTCCCGATGCATTTCACGTAAAAGGAACATCTCATATGTTCCACAAAGAACGGCTATATCGCCTTCTTGAAAAGAAAATTCCATCTAGATTTACCAAATTAGCATTTTTAGATGCGGATATTCTATTTGACGATATATCTTGGTACTCTGATACATCAAAATTACTTGACACGAATGATGTTGTTCAGCCATTTGAAACAGCACATTGGATGGATTTGACATATAGCGAAACACAACTATCACGAGATACCGTTCTAAAAATGAAGGAGAGCGAGTATAATTATAAGTATCATCCTGGCTTTGCATGGTGTATGAGACGCGACTGGTATAATAAAATTGGATTTTTTGATTATGCTGTATCTGGAAGCGGTGATAGTTTATCAAGTGCAGGATGGCTTAAGAAAACATTTAATTCTAACTTTAAGTCATGCCCTATAAGTCTGACAGATGCATATAAAACATTTTATAATAAACCGTCTCCACGTATAACATTTCTAAAAGGAATGCAAGTATCTCATCTTTACCATGGGACTCGTGAAAATCGTCAATATGAAACACGTCACAAACTATTAGAAGTAAATACATCTATTAATAAACTATTGAAAACCAACTCAGACGGTGTTTACGAATGGGTTGATCCAGAATGGAATGTTATATTTTTAGATTATTTTAAGAATCGCAATGATGATGATTTAAGTTTAAAGCTTGATAGTAACACTGTTCTTACCAGTTGAACCTCCTTTCTTTGGAGCTAAAGAAGGTGGTGTCATTTTTACACTCTTAGTTTCTACATTAGCATTGACTGACCTGAGCAAGTCGTCAATATTTACTGGACCCTTCATTTCACGAGAAGGCGGAGCGGCAGCTGTAGGTGGTTGAGGATTAGGCTTTGTGGGCTTGAATCCAATATTTTTAGGAGCTTGTTGAGGTCTTACATTTGTCTGCTGAGGCGGAGGAGGAATCATACCACTCATGAAGTTAGAAAGGCCGGCTAAAGGATTACTAGGTGGAGCATATGTGGCCTGAACCGGAGGAGGAGCAGGACTAGCCTTCATACCCTGCGTTTGTTGTTGCATTGCAGCCATAGAAAGCTGACGAGCAATATCTGGATTAGATTTCAAAATTTGGTCCATGTTTGGAATAGGTGCTTTCATTGCCATTTGATTGGTCAAATGGACCATGTATACCATCATACATGTACGAATTGGAATACGCACAAGAGGATGCATCTTGAGCTTATCCCCATATAGGTCATAAAGTTCTTCAAAATCCTCCTCCATGTCTGCAACATTCATCTGAGCAGACTCCGAAAGTCCATCGAGTTTAAGACCAAATGCTTGCATAAAAGGAACATTCTTTGTAGACCATTCCATAGCAGACATACCAGTGATGTACCAATCGCAAAATTGTTTAATTGTTTGGTCCATAGCTTTCTCACGACGAATAAACTCAAGCTCTAGTTTCATCTCTTCGAGAGGGGAGTCGAGCGTAAATCGCTTACGAATAGGAACTCCAAGTTTCTGAAGACGGTCAAATTTACGTAGAATTTCATATTTTTCCTTCATGACAAACTCTTCAGACATGCGAGGTGCTGAGCTACCAAATGGGTTTGCATTCATATTACGAAATCCATCATTTGTTTCAGAAGGTCCCGCCTCTGCAAAGGATGGAACGAGTCTGGGTGGCTCCGGAGGTTGCTCCATGTCACCAAAAGAAGGAAGTTCAACTGTATTCAGGTCGGGAAGTCTGATATCTCCAGATGACTCTGTAATCTTAGGATTTGTAAGAAAATCAACACCGAGTATGTCACTCATTTGTTTGAACTTATGAGTCAGTTATGAAAACTGTAACGCATAAAATGGATTCATGATTGTCATAGTGGTCTGGTGTAATCACAATGCTTAATATTGTTAATCTTAAATCAACTGCTCCAGAAGTTGTAACACCATTTACATTTCCCCTGGACTCATTTCAAAAGCACGCAATTCATGCAATTTCAAATAATGAAAACGTTCTTGTAACAGCAAAAACTGGCTCGGGAAAGACATTAGTTGGTGAATATCAAATTCATCATTCTCTTTCGAAGGGAAAACGAGTGTTCTACACAACGCCTATTAAATCACTAAGTAATCAAAAGTTTCACGACCTTAAGCAGATGTTTCCTAGTGTTGGAATCATGACTGGCGATATTAAGTTTATGCCACAAGCAGATGTGGTAATCATGACAACAGAAATTCTTCGTAATCTACTGTTCAAACAAGGAACATCTACTGAAAATATTGGCGTTACCGCAGAGCTATCCTTAAACAAACTAGATGCCGTAATCTTTGACGAGGTACACTACATCAACGACCGTGACCGTGGAAAAGTGTGGGAGGAATGTTTAACTCTCATTCATCCATCAATTAACCTTGTTCTTCTTTCTGCCACAATTGAGAACCCTTCTAAGTTCGCAGCATGGCTTGGAGATATTAAGCAAAGGCGTATTCATCTTATCTCTACAGAGTATCGCGTTGTTCCTCTCAGCCACCAGCTTCCAAATAAGGATGTGGTTCTGGATGCAAAGGACATATTTGACCGCAGAGCATATATTGCCTGGTTTAATAAGTTCTATAGCGACCAGAAGGAGGAGCGTCTTCATAAAGAGCGAGTAGCTGCACGCCAAGAAGGCGAAGATGTAGTCAAGAAAGGAGAGCATACTACCAGCTTTGTTGACCGAATGAACAAACTTATTGTAGAAATGGACCTTCCTGCGCTTTTCTTTGTCTTCTCTCGTAAGTTATGTGTTGACCTTGCAAAGAAGGTCTCTGCAACTCTGATTGACTCGAGTGATGCAGCAGCTGTGCGACATATTGTAAAGTTCCATCTGCATCGCTATCCTCATCTTGAAAAGTCTGCTCAGTATCATGAACTTACTAACCTTCTAGAAAAGGGAGTCGCATATCATCATAGTGGCCTTCTTCCCGTTCTGAAAGAGATTGTTGAGATTCTATTTGGACGCGGGTTTATTAAAGTATTGTTTGCTACAGAGACATTTGCAGTCGGCATCAATATGCCAACTAAGACAGTAGTATTCACATCTTATCGCAAATATGATGATACCTCCGATTCTCATCGTATGCTAACTCCATCCGAATATACTCAGATGGCAGGACGTGCGGGACGTCGTGGTAAAGATGACAAGGGAATTGTTATCTATCTTCCCATGCGAGACCCAGAGAACCCCATTACTGTCGAGCAAATGATGTTAGGCAGAAAGACCGAGCTTTCTTCTAAGATGGATTTTCATTACTCGTATATTCTCTCTATTATGCAGTCTGGTAAGGATGTTATCAATGATTCATACTGGGCGTGTGAGATGAGAGAGATCATTGGAAAAATTGAAGAAAAAATTAATAATCTCAAGTCTCAACTTTCAGAGATTAATGAATCAATGGTAAAAGACCTAGAAGCTCGACTAACTCTTGAAGATTTGTTTGCTAAATCTGTAAATGCTGAGCGAAAGAAGTACCAGGCAGAGCTAAACAGATGGAAAAATACTCACATGCATCCAATTTGGGATGATGCATGGAAGAGGTTTAAGAAATTCTCTTCTATTGTTCGAGAGATTGAAGATCTGAGTCTCTACAAAGAGGCAACCGAAGACTTTAATAGAAATATTCAAAAGCGTAAGGATATGCTGTCTCAACTAGGGTTCATGAATGAAGACTCTCTCACTGAAATGGGAATCGTAGCTTCGGAGATTCATGAAGGTCATCCAATCCTTATGACAGTAGCCTTCTTTGACAATATGCTCCATAGTTATTCGGCAGAAGAGATTGTAAAATGTCTATCTGTGTTTCTAGAAGATGTGCGAAGTGATGAGCCAATTGCAAAATGCAAATTTCACATAAATCTCGAGCAGCATGTAAAAATTTTCATGGAAAAAGAAAGTGTAAAGAGCGACCCATCTTATTGGAATCTTACTAGCTATTGGTATGATGCAGTTGAAGCATGGATGAATGGTGATGACTTTGTATGTGAGCGTCTTGGAATTGAGCAAGGTAACTTTGTTCGCGGAATTCTAAAGCTATCAAATATTATTGACGAGTGGGTCAATATTAGTACAATTGCAAAGGATGTTGAAATGGTAGAAAAGATGAAGGATGTAAAAGAAAAGATTGTTAGGAGCTTTGTTGTTCCAGACAGTCTATATCTTCGAATCTAAATACCAATCGCTTCTTCCATGTAGGATTATTCATGTTTACAGAATAGAACAGAACTCCATGAGTTCCGATTGCATATGTATTTTCACATGTTATAATCCTTTTCCATTCTGAAACCCAAATTCGTCTATTAGATAAAGTTAGTCCACTTACCATTCGATTTGATTTCAAAATAGTAGTAAGAAAGAACATGTCGCGTTCATACTTTTTTGCATTTATAGAAATGGCATTAAGAGCTGGAATGTTTACATTCGGACATTCATCCATAAGAGCCAATTGATTTACAATATCTGCAAATCTCCGAATAGGGGATGTTGCATGGCAGTATTCCTTATTCAACCCCCAGTGTTTACTCGGCTCACTTGCATGACAGTATAATGCTGATTTGTTAGCAAGAAACTTTATATCAACTCCAAGCTGAGAATACTGATTTAATTTGTCAATATCTGGAGAGTTCTGCACGCGAAGAAGACCTTTTCCTTTTTGAATAAGACATTTTGCAACTTCACAATTATAGAATATCATAATCTGTTCAATCCATTCATGTGAATCCGTAATATCTCGTCCTGCTATTTTAGAAGCAAACTCTTTCAACAGAGAGCCATATTTTGAAAGGTATATGTTTTCATATGTAAACGACTCATTGTTCACAATTATAACTCGTTCAAAAGAAACTTCATTTTCAGAATATTTGAGAGCAATAGCTCGTCTCTTTTTCCCGGGAAGCAAAGAGCACTCCTCTTGGATAGGTAAAAGTGGAAGTACAACGCTGCCATTATTATAAAATGTTTGTCCTCCAGATGTAGCTTTTGCAAATAGCTGTGGATTCTCTTTCATCCAACAGCCGACATCTGCAATAACAATATAAGTAAAGCCATCGTCTCCTATAGTAATTGCATCATCGATATCTATACACCCGACTGGGTCTACATTAAATGTGTACCCGCTAATGGGACGATATCCATCAAATGAAGGCTCTGTGATGACAAACTTCTTTCGATTTGGAGTCGTATATTGATATAAAATTGCCTCCTCCTCTGCTTCCTTGTTTCCACATTTTCCCAAGATTCGAATTAAGCTTCCACGTGTTAGTTTATCTGTCTCCCAATGCTCTACGTTAATAAGCGCAAGAACATTGGAGGATACATCTTTTGTTGAGCAACCAACAACACACATTGAAAGAGATGTGTTAAGCGGTCGAAATAGATATGATGGTACATTCCGACTGGACATACCATACTTTGTTTTTGAATTGAGTTGTAGAATTCCTGGAATCATTTCGTACTGTTAACGTTAGAACACTCTAATCCGTTTTATAAAAACGAATTTATTACCGTGAGATGAGCAAGTTGTACATTATCATGCAATTTGCGTTTGAATTCAAACTCAACAGTTTGCTTACACAGACAACACATTCGTTCGAAAATCAACAACATTTAAGACATGGATTCAATTGTGGTTGTACTGACATGTTCATATCTCATAAGATTCAGAATGGTCCGTTGAAAGGAAAAGTCGCAAGACACCTTGTCAACTTCTTCACAAAGCAGATAAGAAATGTCGACAACGGTGTTATTTATCGTCTTCGCCTACTTTGAGTTTTCCAGAACCCACAATCCTTGAAGAAAACAATCTGCCAAATCATCCTTCTTTGGATGCTTTAACATAAACACCTTCAACTCTTCTGTAGGAACTAATTCTGCAGCATGAACAATACCTGTCTTTTTGCGTCCTTTATATGTCTTTGTAGCATCTTGAAGAGTAACTATATTTGTTAGTTTATGAACTGCAGAAACTCCTTTACATCGATATCCTTGTGCCACAAACCACATGTGAAGCATTCCTTGTACACATAACATACGCTTATCGGGTTGTTGCTCGAACACTATCAGGTCCGAATTCTTCCACGAGTTGACCCGTATATTCAGAGAAGACGCTATCGCAGGAGCTAGGTCTACTACCGACCCCTGTTTTGCGGATTTTACACATCGCTTCCAAACAGTTCCTGAAAAATGTGTATAAAGCTTGTCCACAAGTTCTTTCTTCGTTTTCCCCACTATGTTCACTGATAGTGACATAGTCTGAAGCTCTTCCTTCGTCTTCTTCGCAAGAGCCGTCTTTTGGTATGTTAATCCGGAGGCTCCCTTGTGGCGTGTACACGCATAAATCTCTTTCTGATTCCAGCATGCAGGCTTCTTACATTTATGACACAGAGGCTTATCTAGACCACCCATTTCTGCCATTACATCAATTAAATCCCATCCGGTAATTCTAAGATCTTGCCTGTTAGTTCCTTCAAGAACACAATAGGCAAGATTACGTAAGCCAACATCAAATGAGACTAGCTTCATTATATATTATTAGGCGGTTGCCTTTAAAAGCTGCAGAAGGACTGGTTTCGAGTCACGCTTTCCAAAAGGAATACCCTTCTTTGTTAGAAGCTCGCGAAGTTGAGAGGATGTCTTATCTTGTAGGTCGTCGGTATCATCTTCAGCAGCACTTGTTGCTGTAGGAGGACCTCCTACAATTTCAACTTGCTCCTTAACAGATACACGGTCGTCTTCCTCTTTCTCGTCTTCTTCCTCTTCTTCTTCTTCTGCCTTCGCAAATTCCGGAGGAGGCTGCTGCATTTCTCGAACATGTTCAACATGAGTCGCAAGTGCAAGAGCCAGAGACTGAATATGTTGAAGCATTCGAGTCTGTTGCCAATATACATATCCAATCATCCCAGATAAGACAAAAATCATCGAAGCTAAAATAGCAGTCGTTGCATATGTGAAGTCCATTTGATAAATTGTATGGAAGAAACATCTCTTCTTTAAACGTAAGGATTATGTTCGTACAATATAAAAATGCCCGGAGCCGATGCATCACAGTTCACTCAGTTTAAGAAAGCGTACACTGTAAGTAATACAAGTGTTGTTGGCAGTCCGTACGGAAAGTCTGTAAATAGACTAACTCAGCGCGTTATACCACTATCTGCTGCTATTAGTTTTCCCGACTCTGGACCCGCCAACAGCATATTTCTACCATCTCTAACATTAAAAAACACCATACCGCAGGTTCGTTTCAAATTGAATCAAGGAAGACCAAGTACCGGAATACCGCCCTGCCATTAAATTTCCCTATATCAAGTAAATGCCGCAGGTTAATGACTCATCCGATTACACTCGCAGACTGAAGCTTCGAGCAATTTCATTTGGAAATCAAGTTGCAGATCCCACTAAGTTTCGCGCACTAACATCTTTTGATTCGTATGATGCATCTGTTTTTGCAAACAGAGGCGGAGGGTGTAATGACTTGTGTTTAGTTCCGAAACATAACATAGCAAACCTGATGCGTTTACCCTACAAAGGTCCTGTATCGGATAGATACAATAATTAAGATTTAGAAGGTTTCTGACCTCGTGGGTCCAATACAATCTTTATCTTACTTTTTTCTTCGATTTCATCTCGAAACACTGTAATTTTAGATAATCCATTGCATTCTGCAGGAATGCTTACGATACCTTTGTATTCTTCAAAAATATCATTAAACTCTTTAATAATTTCAGAGGGAACCGATGGAGTGGTTTCGGCTAATCTTTCCATCGTATCTCGTAGTGTTTTTAAAACAACTTGAGGAGATGATCTTTCTCCTCTAGGAAGAGACATTTCAACATTGATTTGACTAAAAAGTTTTGAGTAGTGAAGGTATGCAATTCGATGGGATTCTGATTTCTTTGCGAAACTAAAGTAGTTACCAAGAGTTGTAAGAATACCAACTCCAATGCTTACTAATCCAATTACAGTAGGAGCTATGCTGCTACCTCCAAATAAACTTGCAGACCCAACAGAAGCCGTTCCACTTAATGTAGATAAAATTATAACAGGAATCTGAATATAGTTATTTCTAACAGAAATAATTGTTTCTGCTTTTTGGTGAATCCATGCGAGTCCTCTGCATTTTTCACCTTCCTGTGCTATTATATCTTCTAACTGCGGAGACCAGTTAATTTCTTTAGACGAATCGTCATTCATTATTATTAATGCATAAATTCTTGCAGACTTTCGTATGAAATAAATCCTCCACATGTCGGAGAAATTTCGGATTCATATTGAGATGCTGTTACAATCCAATTTTTAGAATTCCAAAATATTAGATATTTACCATCTTCCGAGCGCCAGACTTTTCCATCAAATGTATACACTCCTTTCCAGTGCTGATTTTTGATTTCTAGTGTATTATTTTTCGCATATTCTTTCAGAATATTTATATACTCAATTGTTGCATTTGTCTTTGAAATGTAGTCAAAAACAGTATTATTAATTCGATATGCATCAATAGGATTTTTATTGTTATATGCTCCTTTGTAAAACATAGTTTTTGAGTGTTGAGAGGTGACTCCTGCAAGATGAAAAATATTTCTAGAGTTATAGTCATTCACGGTTCCAACTCCCCAACTAAAGTCCAGCTCGGAGTGAATACGTGTTTCTCTTCCAAGTTTCCAGTACTCCCATAGGACACACCACATATCAGTTGTCCAGGATTGAATATGGTGGTCTATCGGATACTTTTCCTCATACTTTTTTAGCATATTATAAAGTTTGTTACACGATACTTCAATCGTTTCCCAGAAGTTACAATCAATATCTCTGAGAATATACTGTGCTCCTCCAGAATTACTCTCATTTTCTTTAACAAGTTCCTCACAAATATCCATACATTCACACATTTCATGAACTAAATCATTGTCTGGAAGTTCTGGATATTTCTTTTTATAGCGTTCCGAGCATTCTTTAATATAGTTGTATCCAATATACGAAATTGTATCAGAAACATAACCAACATCATCTAACATGAGTTCAAATTTGGGAAGCTTTACGAAAAAAATATCAGAGTCGTGATAAAATACTCTCTTTCCTAGTTCCGGTCTATCCTTAAAAAACTTATATAAAAGATGAGGACGTATTGATGGCACATATGTTTTGCTTTTTCGTTCATCTTTATACCAAACTACATTATACGACTTAGATAGACCAATAATATAATCGGAAGGCTTGTCTGTATACCCAAAGATTGCATAACATTTGTCCTTAATTCCATGTTTTGAAAATTGATATAAGTAGAGCTCGACTTGCCAATGAAAATATGTTGAATCGGGTTGTGCTGATACAAATACTAAGTCATCCATTTATAATAATATTTCGCCGGTATTAAAGTAAAATGTTTGACGCAGTAGTTTATATAAACTTAGACTTTCGAGTTGATAGACGAAAGTCTGTTCTTCAAGAAATTACAAAGCTTTCTCATATAACAGAAAATGTACACAGAGTTGATGCAGTTTTGGATACACTATGTGGACACATCGGGTGTGGGAAAAGCCATATAAAAGCAATTGAGCTTGCAATTGAGAATGACTGGAACTCAGTTTTAATAATAGAGGATGACATGCAATTAGAAGGAGACCTGAGTGTTCTTGATAAGTTAGACAATATTTCATGGGATGTAATATTACTTGGATATGCATATGGTCACAATACACCTAGTGAAACTTCATTTCTTTTAAAGGCTAAAGGTTGTACTACAACAATTGCATATATTATTAGAAAGCATTACTATCGTACACTCTTAGAAAACTTTAAAGAGTCTGTAGTTATTATGCAAAGTCAACTTGATAAACATAGTAAGGAATACCTAGAAAAGAATTTGGAAGTTCCAAAATTAAATGAATGTACAGCAATTGACCAACATTGGCGCCCTCTACAAGATAAGGATACCTTTTATGTACTCGAGCCAAAAATAGCAATTCCCAATAAAGAATTATACAGTGATAACAATTGTTCTATTCAGCATCAAACTAGAATTCGTCATCAAATCGCACAGTCATAGATTCGCTAGACATTCCAACACCCGGCTTTGAATATTCCGATACCTTCTTTTCAAAGAAGTTTGTCTTACCTTCCAATGAAATTAACTCCATGAAGTCAAATGGATTTGCGGAGTTATAGATTTTTGAATATCCGAGTTGAACAAGCAGCCGGTCTGCTACAAATCGAATATATTCTAGCATGTCATGCTTATTCATTCCAAGTAAAGAGCAGGGAATAGAGTCTGTGATAAATTCACTTTCAATATTCACCGCTTCTGATACAACAGTTTCTACAGTCTCCTTTGAAAGCTTATTAGATAGCTTGTGAAACATTGCAATAGCAAACTCTGTATGTAAAGCTTCATCTCTAGAAATGAGTTCATTTGAGAATGTTAGTCCGGGAAGAAGACCACGCTTCTTAAGCCAATAAATTGCACAGAATGCGCCACTAAAGAAGATACCTTCTACGCATGCAAATCCCAAAAGACGTGTTCCATAATCGTTTGTTTTATTCATCCAGTGAATAGCCCAGTCGGCCTTTCTCTTAATAGAAGGAACGTTGTCAATCGCTCGAAATAGCCTTGACTTTTCAGTATTGTCTTTGACATATTGGTCAATAAGCAGAGAGTATGTCTCTGAATGAATACCTTCTACTGCATTCTGCATACCATAAAATAGCCTAGCAATCGGTGATTGTACTTCTACTTGAAATTGACCAGCCAAGTTCTCCTGAACGATACCATCCGAACCCGCAAAGAAGGCTAAAACATTTTTAATAAAGAACTGTTCCTCATTTGTAAGTTTATCCCAGTCTTCCTTATCTTTACTGAAATCAATTTCTTCAACTGTCCAGAAAGATGCTACTGCTTTTTTGTAAAGTTTATATAGGTCCTGCTCTGAGTCCTTAATTGGAAACAATGTATATCTCTCTCCAAGAGTTGTACTAGTACTGTCAAATAGAGGCTCCATACTAGTTGAGTGCGAAAAGTAATTAAACCGTTGAGTCATTCTATACTATAAAGAGAAATGGCAAGTTCTTATCCATTTTCAGCTAACATTCTCAGTCATATTTTCTCTCCAAAACTTGTTACCAATACAAGCGGTGGATATGATGTAAAGGTTGATTTGGTGAATGTTGATAATGTAAATGCAACTGGTACGATTACGGGAAATATTAGTGCAACTGGAGATGGAAATGTAACTGGTGGTGTTAATGGAGTCTATCTAGGTCTAACAGACTATTCAAGTATTCCACCAAATGCTGGCCCACCTGTCACTAATTATCTATATTCGAGTAACAGTGAGCTTATTTATGAAAATGCTACGCAAAGTGTTAATTTATTAGGATGGGTATCTAAATTAGCCCAGAATACATATGTAAGAACTCTACCAGATGTATCTGGGGGTACCCAACTGAATGACGTAATTCATGCATATAATGACCTAGTAAATCTATTCTATCGCCAAGGACTAATCTATACAGCTCCTAGTGCTGCATTATCAATTAATACACAGTTTGATGTGTTAGCAGCTTCGGTATATACACCATATACAGGTCCTTATATAAGAAATCAACAACTTCAGGTTATGAATATGAATAATAGTCTTTGGCCAAGTAATCTTACACTTATTACTCAAATACAGTCTGTAGTAATAAATGTTTATTCTGGTATCAATAAAGGCACTGGTTACATTAGTGACGCCAGAGTTATTCTTACAAGTACTGAATCAACACCAGCAGTTTTCTATGCTTATGGTAGACGTATTACTCCTCAGGCTTCTGATGATTTTGCAGTAGGAATAACAAATACAATCACAGATAGAAATCTTTTACAGTTAATGTTTTCTACAATTGGCTCTCCTTCCGATACAATTGATACTACACGTGATATAAATGCATATTGGTACTGTGGGTATGAAGGTAATCAAATTAAAAATTGTCAAATTTTAAGTTTTGTAATTAATTATTCGCATCTCTAAATCTTTCCGATAATTTTATGAATCGAAAGAGCTGAAACAC